AAACTCTGTCCTGTCGCTGAGAAAAAATTTACTCCCGAACCCGAACATGCCGGGAATCGCCAGTCGACCTTCGGTGCGGTCGTAAATATTCTCCTGTGCATCCTTCTGTGCTGCATTGCCAAGTTGTAGCGTCAGATTCGTCCAGGTGACCGGGGCGGAGATATTATCGCCACGAACGGTCATGAGAATCCGTCCGTCTTTTCCAAAAAACAGAACCAGCTTTGTTGCTGTCTGGCTTGTTTTGTCGCCCCAGCCATTATCCAGCCAGATAATTTCTGTTATTCCGGTCGTCTCTTCCGTTTGTGTGGAAAAGGTGTAATACCGTCCCGGGTGCAGGTTGTGCGCAGTTCTGGCTACAGTCGCCATATCGCTGGCAATAATTGAACGCGCTCCGGCGTCCGTCATTCCGTAACCAAATGCACCAGGCAGCGCAACACGGCCTTCCGAGCTGTCGTAAAGGTCTGTCTGAATGTCCCTTACCGCTGCGCTTTTCAGCTCAAGCTCATTGCGCATGGTTTCCACTGTGGCCTGTGCCAGCAGTGACCGGGCTTTTTCTGACAGTGGAGACAGTGAAGCATTTCCGTCCTGATTAAAGCACAGAAGATTATCTGCCCGTTCTTCCAGATTACTGATTGCGGTTAACACGTCACTGAGTGGTTGTTTACCCGCCAGCGCGTTCATGATTGTTGTCGCAAACTCCGGGTCATTGCCCAGCGCCGCTGCCAGCTCGTTCAGTGTGTCCAGGGCTTCCGGTGACGAGTCAACCAGTGCGGCGAGCAGTTTGCGGACAAAAGCCGCATTCGCTGTTTCCAGACCGGCAGCATCATCCGGTGGTGTTGGTGTGGTTGGCGTGCCGGTGAACGCCGGGCTGTCCAGTGGCGCTTTTGTTTTCGTCTCGTCCATGACGGCTTTGACGGCTTTTGGTGTAGCTGCCAGTTCTTCGCTGTCGTTGTCTGTATCACTACAGAGTTGCACCAAACCTTTTTGCGTCGTGCTGGCGTTGGTTCCTTTCAGGTCATTGACTATCCGTTGCGCCTCGTCCTTGTGTTGTTCTGCCAGCCGCTCGCTTTTTGCTGCCGCTTCGGCGCTGGCCTTTGCCTCGCCGGTCAGCGTTGCAGCTTCACCGAGTTTATCGACCGCTTTCTGGACTATCTTATCGGCATCTTTGACCGCCTGTTCTGCCCGGGCGGCATTCTGGTTTGTTTCAGAGGCCAGCTCTTCAGCTTTCTGGACATTACCCGCAATTTCTTCTGCATCCTGCCGTATTTCCCCTGCGAGGGTTTCTGTATCCTGGCGGGCCTGTTCAGCAGCGTCCGCATGCTCTCTGGCTTTTTCTGCGCTTTGCTGCGCCTGTTGCGCCAGTTCCTCGAATTTCTTCAGGGCTTCCGGGCGCAGGTCAATATCGGTTGCCCCCAGAAAATCATTCAGCGAACCGTCTGTCGAATCTTCATAAACGCGAATGACACCGATTTCTGAAAGGCGCTGTGTGCTTTGTGTCAGGCGAACGCTGTACACACCCGGCAGAACGGGGAAGTCGTACTCCCCGCTCTGTGTGGTGACGTGGCTGAAAACACCTTTCAGAATCCCTGCGCGGTTGTGCAGGGAGGTCAGTGTAATGGTTGCGCCGCCCAGCGGTTCTCCCGTGGGCGTTTTAATCACACCTTTAAGCTGCGGCATCGGGACGCTCCGGCCAGTTGATGGAATTAAAGGAGGCTTCATCGGTAACGGTGCTTAAATCCAGCGCCTTCAGTGATTTGATATGCGCCATCCACCGCGCCAGACGGGCTTTATCGTCATCGCTGATGATTCCCAGTTCCAGCTCAGTTTTCCAGTCGGAGGTGATTTCCCTTGCTTCAGCCAGCAGGTGCTGGCGTTGCGTTTCCGCTTTCTGCTGCCAGTTAATTACGGGTTCTTTTAATACCGGATATCCGTTTTCGCCAGATACAATAATAAAACCGTCAGTCTGGCCCTGTAACAGTCTCTGATATTCTTCATCCGTGATTTCCTGTAAATCATTCGGCCACGTTCCCGCATTTTCATAATCACCCTGAAGGCCAGAATGATAAAAACCGTTTGTTGATGGGCTGAAATAAATAGTCATCATTAATACCCTATCGCTGTCCAGTACATAACGCCGTTATTCTCGCTGTTGAATGTCGCACCTGCTGCTGATAACGATTTCAGGGAAATAGAGTAATCAGCACGGGTGTATGCGTTGGTAATAGTGATGCTGGTACATGCTGACGGAAATGATATCGGAAACGTCAGCCCGGCACTGGCATTGCCGAGATACCCCCACTGAATAATCACCCCGGTGGACGTGTCCTTAAACCAGCCATTACCGGCTTTTGACGCCGTGTTTTTTTGCTGGTAACGGTTGTCACCTTCAGTTTGTGACATTCCCGCAGAAATCGTGATATCGCGGCTGCCATCAAACAGCACATTGTTAATCCTGCGGGCCGTCTGAAGGCGGGTTGCCGTTCCGGCGTTGCCGCTGATGTTGTTGATGGTGATATCCGACATCAGAGCCATGCCGTTGACCTTGCGGGTATTCGGTACGGCATTACTGGCTTTATTTACCGTGTCACGTAATGAAAGCGCATTGATAATTTCATCGGCTGTGGTTTTCCCGAGAATACCGCGCACAAACGCACTGAGCGGCGTTAATGCCATTGTGTCTTCGCCCGTAAAATACGGGAACGTATTATTCTGACCGGTTAATCCGGCAATAGCTCCGGCTGAACCACTGTTCGTAATAAACAGTTTTTTCAGCGCCGTCATAATCTGGTCGGTGGTGTTTTTATCCGGTTTGATATTTGCCTGCCGGAGAATTTCCAGCAGTTCAGACTGAATAATATTAAACCAGTCCGGCCCCGGATAGGTGGGCGGAATACCGTTCCCGCCTTCGGTGAAATAAAGCGTTGTTTTGCTTAATTCAGCCGCGACAGGTGGCATTACCGGTACACCCGTCGGGTTATCCACATGAAACATAAATTATTCTCCGGTGTAATAATATTCATATTCCGTGCCCGCCAGCCGGTAATGCTTCAGCAGGCATTCCAGCTCGCGGGTCCGTTCGCTGATTAATGGCGTCATGACGTCATCAATACAGGTAAACCGCCCGGCATCTTTATCCGGGACTTCAACTTTCAGCAGCCAGCGATACCGTGCCGGATGCAGCGGGTACATGCAGTCACGCAGGCAGTGGTGCGGCAGAACGGCCGTCACCTTAATGGTGAAGCCCAGCGCCGCCGCAGCGGCTTCAATCTGCCAGGTTGCCAGCCCGCCTTTGCGGCGGTATTTCTCCACCACGGCCCGGCGGCGGGCTTCCGTTGTGGTGGCGGCAATTCCGCATTCCGGCAGCGCCAGATATTGCTCCCACTCCGGCAACAGCTGGAGCGTGGTTTCCGGTCGCATCTCCACATGCAGACGCGAGGCGTCGTATTCAACGCGGGTCAGACGCTCTGCAAGCGCTCTTAAAAAACGGTTTAAATCCGCGTCGTTATCACGCGGCCATGCCTTACCCCGTGGCATGACCTGTTGCAGTGCGGTCAGCCATTCCGTCACGCTGTGAGCCATGTCACCTCCCCGATGGTGATAAGCTCATCCACATCACTGGTGGTGTCTTCCCCGATGTTGAGAAAGTAATCCGTAATGCCGGACGTCATACCGATGGCCGTGCGCAGCGAGGACACCGGCAGCATCTGACCGGGGGCCAGCGTTTTCTGTAATGCGGTCAGGTTTGCCCGGACGGCGTTCCTGTTCGCCTGGCTGTCCGGTGTCAGACGGATGGACAGGTCGAGCTTCTTCAGCCTGACCTGCACCGGCCAGACCTCGATGCCGCCCGGTTTACCCACCATCACGCCGGTGGCCGGGTGTTTGTGGCAGAACAGATACTGCTCCATTGTCTTCAGGTCGTCCCGTGTGGGGATAATGTCTTCACGGTCATCATAAAGCCATGCCAGCCCGACCGTGCCGGGGCCGTGCCACGCATCCCATGCCCACGCGCGGCTGACGCCCGGCACTTCACGCGCCCAGATGACGTAATCATGTAGTGCACCGCCCACCGGGGGATTGCGGCGCACATACAGCAGACGGTCCAGCAGCTCTGCGATGGATTCAATATCTGCGCCACCGGTGATGCCACTTTCAGTCACCGCGCCGGTGCTGCCCGTTCCGGGTAGCGGGGACAACAGAGTGAGCACGGCACCGGCAGCAAGATTGCCCGCCACACCGGCTTCTTCAGCCTGCACGATGACGGTGACCTCGCCGTCCTGTACCTCGCCGGATGTGAGTACCTGATACACCTGATTCGTGTCGGACTGCATCCGGGTTTCTGCCGGAATGGGGGACTGACTGGTGAAGGTCACCGGCCCGCTGGCAAAGGTGGCCTGCTTGCGGATAACCCCTTCATACGTTGCTGTTTTGATAATGGTTTCATCATCAGACGTGGTGGACGGGATTATCTGGTCCTTAATCCAGCTCTGATGGTCGTATAAATCCCGGACCTGACTGCTGAATGACACGTTCAGCGCCTGCTCAACACTGACAGGCGGCAGCTTTTGCAGGCCGAGTTCATACGCAATATCTTTTTCGCCGTCGGCAATCAGTTTGCCCAGCGTGGGGATTTCATACGGCATTAATGGTGGCCTCCCATCGGCGGGTGATTTCAATTGTGAGCGTGGTTTTGTCCGGGCGGGTTAACACCACCTGAAAGGCAATACGGTCAGGGACGATGATTCTGGCCGTGACGGTGGCGTTACGGGCGTAACCGGCCCGCAGCAGCGGTTGCATGGACAGCCGCGCGTAATCTTCCACACGCAGGCGGACATCTTCCGTCAGCTTTTCACGCTCAAGCAGCCACAGGCGGGAACCCCACGAAAAATCGCTGTACGTGTCGCCCGGCCAGCCGCGCGGGTCGCCAGAGCCGTCAGGAATGACATCATCGTCATCAGCACGGGCATCGGTGAAAAGGCAGATAAGAACCTGAGTGACCAGCCCCTCATCCAGTGAGAGGCCGTTATGGGTGACGGTGATGTCACCCCGTGAGAGCATGTTATTCCAGCGGATTCCTGTCGTCATACGGGCGGTGATGTATTCTCATTGTCGCCGTCCTTATGAATGTGTTCGATGAATGATTTACCGTTGATTCTGACATCTTCAGTAAATTCACAGGGACCGACGAATTTCATTTGTTTACCGATAATATTCAGCAATTCGTCGGCGGTGAGATTTACCGTTTTCCCTGAAAAGTTTAATTGTTCTCCTGTGATTTCAATAATTCCGCCTTTCCTTAACGTGATATGTGATTTGCCGTCCTGGTGATACAGCCGGACGTCGCCGGTGGACAAGCCTTTAGGGCGACATCGCTTATCCTCCACCGCGATGGCAACCAGCCCGTCACGCCGTCCGCCCACGGCCAGCACGATGGCTTCTGAACCTTCCGGCGGAACGGAAGTAAACCCGTAATTCTGGAAGCGTTCCACATCGTCATCAGTGGCATCTGCCAGCGTCTGGATTTGAAGATTCTGCCGCTCCAGACTGTCAGACACCATGCGGACAATGGCACGGTCAACCATCAGCCGCAGACGGCGGGTAATGGCGTTTAATCCCATGTGGCCACCGCCTTTGTTTTCTTCGTCTTCGCTTTCATTTCCGGCATATCCAGTGATTCAGGCGGAACCAGCGCCAGAACCGTCATCCGCCCCTGTGCGCCATCCGTCCAGGTCACCCCGGATATCAGCCAGGTGGTTTTCAGGTTCTGAATGCTGTCGTCGATATCGACAAGGCGGTTGGTCTGCCACAGCGGGCCGCTGTCGCCCTGTTCGCGCCAGCCTGCCACCGTGATTTCCGTCGTGCGGGATTCCCCCAGCATCCGGGCTTTGTACCATTCCCCGCGAATGCTGGCCCCGCCCACGGTCAGGCTGTCTTCATTGACCAGAATGCGCGGGCGGTAACGGTTAATTTCCGGGTCTTCGGTGATGTACTGGCGACCACCCACCATCGAGGCAGGCTGGCTGTCCCACAGTTTGCCACCGGCACTGGTGGTGCCCTTGATGATGTACTGGCTGTTACGCTCCCGCCAGCTGAAGCGCCCACGGGCAGCGAGGATATTTTTCCCCAGCACCAGTGACACACCCGCGCGAACGGAAGAGGCGCGGGTGATAATCAGGTTACCTGCGCCGTCAGACGTCAGCAGAACGCCGCGCTGTTTTGCCAGCCGGTCGAGCAGTTCAAAGCCCGTTTCACCCTGTTCCAGAACAACGGACGCAAACGCCTCCCCGGTCGGGGTTTCCGTGATGACGGTTATCCCGAACGGGCGGCAGACATCAGCCGCCACCTGTTCAAGCCGCACGCCTTTCCATTTCCCGGATGAATGCACCACAGAGCAGTCCACCAGGTCACCGGTTTTGTCGCGCCCCATGACGCGGATCTCCACGTTATCTGCGTCATAGCTGGGGATAAAATCATCAATATACCCCGTCAGCACGGTATCCGCGCCCAGCCTGACCGTGCAGGGTTGCCCCTCACGAATCACGCGCGGTGCCGCCGCTGACCAGCGGGTTGTCACACTGAGATCAAACTCACCGGCAATCGCCTTCAGGGAACGGCTGATGGACATTTCCGTCCAGCCTTCCCACAGTTTGCCGTCAACGGTAAGAATCACGGATTCCATCAGTCGGTAATCTCCACAGGTTGCGTCGGCAGAATGAATGACGGATGGCGCAGGCGGTTACGCTGCACGATTTCATCCCGTCGGCTGGTGTCACCATGCTCGCGCCATGCCAGCAATGCGGCAGATGTGGTTGTGGTCAGCGTCACCTGCCGGGTTTCCGGCAGACGGGCGGCACGCTCGCGGGCATCCGTAATCACGGCCTGCCGTAAATCGCGCAGCGTTCGCCACAATGCCCGCTGGTTATTTTCCACCGCCGCCACCGCCTGCTCATGCAGTTCAGCCGCCAGCGTGTCACCGGCAGATAATGCCGCATCACTGGTATCGAACGTCATCGAGGCCACGGCATTTGCCTGTCCCAGCAGGGTTTCCAGCACAACCACCTGGCGGAAGTCGTCAATGTTCTTCTGCAGGCTGTCAGATACCGGCTGATAATCCGGTGACAGCCCGATAGCAAAGCCTATTTCACCGTCTGCCACGCTGCCGGGCTTCACGGTGATATCTTCCGGCAGTGCGCCGGTGGCAACCTGTCGGGCACGTTCTCCGGCCCACTGGTTGCGTAATGTCGTGTAAACCGCCAGTGCTTCGGGTGGTTCCGTCACCAGATCAACCACGCCGTCGATGAACGAGGACAGCTCACTGACCAGACGCCCCGGTGTGGCAATGATGGTTCCGGCCATCTCCTTAAAATGGTTCAGCCTGTCCATCCACTGATTCAGTGCTGCCGGTAGCGTGGGCAGGTTAGCCACAAGGTTTTCCATATCGGCCAGAAAGCTGTCGGCCATCTCACCCAGCCCGTCGAGTGCGCCGAACCAGTCGCCATCTTCAATGGCGGCTTTCACCGCATCAATGCCCGTCAGCACTTCCTGCTGCGTGTTATCCGCCGCAGACGGGAACAGGCGCTCGCCTGCCTCAAACACTTCAAAAGTGACATACGCAATGCCGTCTTCCTCCGTGCTGAGGCGATGGGTGACCTTGCCAACCTGTACGGTCTGTATCCCGAACCACGGGTGGATAAGCTCGCCGGGGCCGGGGATATTGAGCGCGTCTAAAAGGGCGTTTAAATCATCCTGGAAGTTTTTACCCAGCAGCTTTGCGTTAATCTGCTGTTGCCCCGGAACGGCCCCGTTATCATCCGTCCAGGCGGTTTCACGCCGGGGATACGCACGGGGAATGGCACGACGGCCACCGGTGCCTTCCGTATCCACCAGAAAGAAGGGGACGCCGCGAAACGAGGCATCGCGCAGCCCGTCCCATTTGCCTTTGCTCGTTGTCATTACCCTTGCTCCACGCTGGTGACGCCAGCCTGCGCACTGAGTCTGACGCCGGGTTGATCCACTCTGACACTTTTCACGCGGGCGTCACCTTCCACCACCACACGGATTTCCCCCTGCAACTGCTGCGGAAGGAAAGGATAATTCTGTGTGGGTTGCATACCTGCCCACGGTCGCGGGTCGGCAATGTTCTTATCACCAAGCGAATTGAACCAGTCTGTTACCTTACGCCAGACGGATTCCAGTGCTTTCTGGTTGTCCTGGCTTTGTTGTGCGAACTCGCGCTCCCACGGGCTGGCGCTGGCATCACCGGCAACGGATTTAGTGAGACTGTGAACCTCACCCGGCAGGGCGTATTGCGTGGTCAGAAAATCGTAAAATTCCAGAGCACCGGCAATGATGCCAGCGCCTTTACCTGCCTTTCCTCCACGGTTACCCGGACCCCGAGGATTGCGGGGATTGCGCGATGAATCCGGCGCATCCGGCAGACCGCCGGTATTACCATTCATCCCGCCACTGCCCATATTAACCACATAAACCGGCATCACACCGGAGCCGAAAACATCCGTAATGCCACCGGGTATCCCTTTGCCTTTCCCTTTGGGATTCATGATGTCGTGGATGGTTTTACCGAACTGATACGTCTTTCTGATGGCGATAATGCCGCCCAGCGCGATTGCCATATATTTACCGACCTGCAACCAGTTCTGGACAGTGTTCTGGTCCACGCTGTTAATGGCATCAGCCAGATCCTGAACGGGTTTTGCCAGCTGGTTGTGGGAGAATTTTTTCCAGCTGGTTTCCAGCGCCTGCATGGCCGACGTAAAATCCTGTGCAGCATACGCAGCATCTTTCATGATGCCTTTACCATCACCGACGACTTTCATATAACGTTGCAGGTTTTCTGCACCTTTGCCTGACGTTACGCTGCTTAAAAGCATGACTGAATCCTGGTTAAAACCGGCTTCAATCAGCCTTTTATTTTGTTCTTCTGCGCCCCGGTTCCCTGATTTTCTGGCAATCTCCTGAAGCAATAGTGGAAGCGAGCGCATCCGGCCATCTTTCCCGTAAACATCAATGCCATTTGTCCGCAATGTTTTTACAACCTTAGGAAGCTGTAAATCACGGATCAGGTTTTCAACAGCGGTTGCGGCGGTATCACGGTTCCCTGTGGCATCAACGGCAGATTCAAGTGCAACCCCTACGTCCTTGACACCCTGCACACCACGTCCGCCCGCAGCGGAATACAGCGACATCGCACGGGTTGCTTTTTCTGCGATGTCTTTCAGTTCATAGGCACCTTCTTTTCCCAGCAGGTTCAGGGTATCCATTGCCTTTAAGGCTTCGTTTTCATCCTTGATGCCGAACTTCGTAAACTGAGAAAACAGCGAGCCGATGGATTCGCCTGAACTTCCGGAAGCGGCAATAGATGCCGCCATCATTTCTTTGTTTTTAACACCAAAATCAATCTCACCCGTCACGGTGCCGACTTTTTCCACTGCGCTTATCAGTTCACTGTCATCAACCTTAAATTTGATGGCGGCATCCTGAATACCATTCAGCATCTGTGCCATTTCGTCGCGCGTCTTTTCTGCGGCAATACCAATACGGGTCATCCGGCGATCCACCTGCGCAAACTCACGCATCATGGCGCTACCCGCAAAACCGGCAATCATCGCCGTGTAGCGGTTACCCAGCGTGTCAAGGCCACGCGTGGCGGCCTCCGTTGTAGCTTTGACAAGGCGCATGGCCTTCTGATGGTTCCGGGCGAACTGCGACATGTTTGCGCCGTACTGCCGGGCTTTGGCGGTCAGGTTCCCGGCAAGGTTGATCATGATTTCCGTGCTGAGACGGTTACCTGTTGCCATGCTGTTTCTCCAGTTGCTTTATCAGGCGGAACAGCTGCCGCAGGGGCAGCTGTTCCAGGTACTGAATGCTGAATCTCTGGGACAGGTTAACCAGCAGGTTCATCAGTGCCGCCGCCAGCGGCATCAGTTCGCCCCCGCGTTGCCACCTCCTCAAGCATGTCATCCAGCGCAGCGGCTTTGGTGCTGATAAGTTCAAGGTCTGCCGGGTGGAGCATTCGCAGCTGTTTCATGTCCAGCGGGCCTGGAATGCTGCCGATGGCCGCAACCTGACGGCGCATCATCTCCAGCCCCATCAGCACTTCAGAGCAGTAGGCCACCGCCTTTCCGTTCTCGCCCAGTACCACACGTTCTGCGGCCAGTTGTGCATCAATCACATCACTGGCGGTCAGTTCGCGCAGCTTCACGGTTTTATGCAGGGTTTCATCTGCCGTGCCTTTGCCGGTCAGAAGCCCGTGTTTCAGTTCAAATTCCATCGCGGCCATGTCACACCTTCACGCATTTTTCACCGATAAAGTTGGCACTGATGGTGCCGGAATCCTCGTCCAGCTCCGCCGGGTTATCCGTGGCGGAACCCGTCATCATGTAGTTCAGGCCATTGTCGCCGTAGAACATCACCGTGACGTCTTCCCAGCTGCTGATTTCAATCACGTCCATATCCGCAGCCGCCGCAATGGTCACTTTGATGGACGGCGAGGCCATCTTGCTGGAGATGCCCCAGACCTTGCCGCCGCCCATATGCTTGGTGCGGCTGAAGCCGCCCGGGTTCAGCGTGGATTTCCCCTCGGTTTTAATTTCGCGGCCATTCACGCGAATGGTCGCCATGCCAAGAATTTTTGCCATGTGGTCCCCTTAAAGCTTGAACTGAATCAGGCCTGCCAGCACACGCAGCTGGTTCACCAGATTCGGGTGGCAGATAAAGTTCAGGCGGTTTTTATCGCTGCTGTCGCGTGTCACCTGAAGCGTGTCCTTGTAATCGCTGAAGTTCTCCACAAGGCCCGCAGGAATAAGTTCGGTCTGGCAGATATCCAGCAGCTCTGCGGTGCACAGCTTCGGCGTCATCACCGGCTGCCCCGCATCCAGTGAGTCCAGCACGTCATCATCTGCCAGCTTGTGGCGCGGATAACGGTTCGTGAAACGGTTTTTGATGATGTAACGGATACGGCCCAGCGTGGCGGGGGACTGCACATCCAGGTACGACACATCCGCATCACCGTACTGGTTAACCCGGTACATGGTGATTTCACGCTCGATGCAGACGTTATCCCCGGCGTCCACCATGTGCGTGGCAATGCCGTCATGCAGCAGCAGGTTACGTTCCGGCATATCCCAGCGAACATTACGCGCAGGCGGTAGAATGCCGGTCAGGACCAGCGTCTGAAGCGGACGCGCCGGGTCAATGGCAAGGTGATACGCTGCCGTTGCGCCGTATGACGCGGCCCACATCCACGCCGGATGCGGTGACAGGTTGGTGCCGATACAGCTAATCAGCCAGTCATTGCGGGTTTCACCAAACGTGCCGGTTTCCCCGTGCGTGCCACGAAACGCCGTCCACAGCTGCGCCTCCATCATTTTGAGCGGCCCCCAGCGGTTCAGCAGTTCATCACGCAGGGTGTTCAGGCTTTTCGTGTCGGTGAACGGGGCGATGATATCGGTAAACCACTCCGGGCCGATGGCCGCAACGGCATCCGCCATTTCCGGTGTCCCGGTGCCGCCGGTAAACGCAGTAGCGGTCACCTTCACACCTGCCGGGAAGGCTTCACCGGTGTAGTAGTTCAGGCGAACGTCGGCACCGTTGCCGGTGACGCCGTGCCAGTTCACGGTCAGCTCCACGGTATCCGTGGCATCATCCTTCACCGCAGCGGCCACCTGCGTGGCAGGCTTTTTCGTCACCGCATCAGCAATGGCTTTTGCAATGTTTTCCTTCGTAGCCCCGGCGCTCACGCTCACCTGAACGGACACACCGTTAATCAGCAGTGCCACCGTTCCGGCTTCAGTCGCTGTACCCAGCACGGTCAGCGTGGCTTTTGCGGCAGCGCCTTCAGGCGCGGCAACCGGCATTGCCCAGGTTTCCGTGTACGTGTTGGCACGGCGCAGCATTTTGAGCATTTCAGCCAGCATCGACCCTTTGCCATAAAGCTGGTCTGCCTGGCTGTCACTGGTGATGCGGGTCAGTGACAGGGCGTCTGCGCTGCCGGACGATACCGCATGGCCCATGACCAGAATTTTTCGGCTTTGCGCGGATGCACCATCCAGCGCCTGTGAATTGTCGATATCGATCCAGACAAGCGGGACGCGGATATCATCAGGAATTGAACCCAGCGACATTATTTTTTCCCTCTGGTTTTGTTGCTATTTTTCGGAAGCGCGGTTATTTCCACATCTCCCTCGGCTTCACGGCGCAGCCAGTAAGCGCAGACGTCGAGACGTTCCCCTTCCGGGGATAAATGCGCGCCATCCGGTTTACGGACACGGACGTTTTCCCGCGCTGGCTTAATCAGTTTCTGTTCCATCGTCACCCCGTACATGGATCACGTCGTTAATTTCAGTGTGTTCACCGCTACGCAGCGTTGCCCCGAGGCGCAGGAAGTCCGGGAGCGCGGCGAGATCAATCTCTTCATCCAGCCGAAATTCCTGCTCCCACGTCACCGCCCACATGGTGACACCCAGCCCGTCGAGGCTGGCGGAGTAAATGTTGTCTGCCCGCACATCAGCAGCCAGGCGTTCAGCCCCCATGCCCGCTGTGGCATCCGACGACAGCAGACGTTTGATCACCTTTCCGGCCAGCACTTCACAGCGCACGTCGCGGGAGTACCCCCACGAATCCGTCGCCATGATGTAAGCCACCCAGGTAACCAGACCGGACAGCCCGCCGCGCGGGTTGATATCCCGGACACGCAGGGCAGCTACCCGGATACAGCCGGTACGACCGGACAGATAGCGCTTCACTTCTTCCGGGCTGTTGAACTGGCCGATGTGACGCTCCACCACGTCGGCCCGGTCAGGGGTTTTCCCCTGAAGTGCTGTTTTCAGCCAGGCCACAATGCGCTCTGCGGCCGCAACGGTGCTCCCCGGTGTGCGCAGTTCAGGGCGTTGTTCTGTCATGGCAGAACCTCCTTCCAGAAATGACTGATAACCTGTTGCAGCTCCTGCTGATTGGCAGAAGACAGCCCCAGAAATTCACGTTGCGGAATGTTCATCATGCGGTTATGTGCGCCGACGGTCTGCCAGACCGGATATTTCAGCGCCCGCCCGAAACACTGCGAGATAAGCCGTTTGTGGGCGCTGACCGGCACACTGCCGGAAAAGCCGTCATTCATGATGCGGGCATAATCCAGCGGTGAACCGATACGCACCACGCGGTTTTCCACGATGTACTGGATACTCTCCAGCAGATGGCCTTCACCGCGCAGCAGACTCTGGTTGCCGTGGCGGGTCTTTTTGTACCCGTCAGACCAGTCCGGCCAGCGTTCGCCACCCGGACTGGTTTTCTCATCGATGATGCGGCGGCGGGTCTGTGATTCCACCACCGCACCGATGCTTTCCAGCAGCTCTGCCTGCAATGAACCATCTGCCAGCTTTTCAACGGCACGGCGGATATCCTCCAGCCGCTGGTCACCGCTGACCTGTACAGAAATCCCCATCACAGCACCCCTTTCAGGTTGTTACGGGTGAACAGCCGGGCATTGGCACCCACCACAATGATCTTCCCGTGGTCGGTTTCTGCCGGGGTGGCATACGTCGGCAGACCCAGGTCACGGGTGCCGTTCGCCATCTCACGCAGGGTTTTAATGGCGTCGTCGTAGCGTTTCTGGATCAGCTCCGTGATTTGATTGTCACGCTCTGACAACCAGTAAAACGCCAGCGATACCGCCACGCGTTGCAGCGGGCGCGGGATTTCCGTCACTCCCAGCGGCAGCTGGTAGCGGCGGGACAGAAACGAATCAATTTCCGCTTCGGCATCACTGATGGCCTGACGGATTTTGTCTTCATCCAGTTCGTTGGTTTCCCGGTTAATCGCCATGTTCCAGACAAGATTGCCGTCCGCGCGTAACAGGTCTTCCTGCGTGATATACCCCATCAGCCTTTCTCCGCTTCCCGGACAATCAGATTCGGCTCTGCCATCAGGCGGTTGGCAACCGCAGCGGTCACCGCCACATCCTCACCGGCATGTGACCAGAAACGGCCACAGCGCCAGAACCCGTTTTCAGACACGGCCCGGACGTTCAGCCGGACAGGGGCGTCACCCTGTACAGTAACCGGGTCTTCAGCCGGACGTGGTTCATTCGCCTGACCGTCAGCCACAATAACGTCTGCCTGCGGTGCCGGGTTTTCCTGTGCTGTGCTGTTCTTTGCGGCTTTCGCGCCTTTGGTTCCTGCTTTTTCACTCATGACTCTGCCTTTTAAAAGGCAGTTAAAAGGGCATTCACAGCGCCTTTTAACTGCGGTTTACAGGTTACGCGACGGGTTATGCCGGCGTGGTGATGAACGGGCTGACCACGATGTCCACATCCTTGTACCAGATGTTGGAATCGCCGCCGTTAACCAGCATGGCGTCAATGATGCGCTTCGCCGCCGCGCGGTTTTTCGGTCCCACCACAAGGGTGGTCGGGCGGATGCCCAGCGGTTCACCGTTGGTGGTCTTCATACCCAGCAGCAGATTGCTGGCCTTCTCGTAGTTCTCCGCTGTCAGTGCCGCACGGGAACCGACGGCGGTCTGCCAGAAGCCGAAGCCCGCATTGCAGCGACCGTCCACCCCGTAAAGGAACTCGTTATTCTTGAAGGTGTGCTCGCTGTTCAGATCATCCAGGGCTTCAAACTTAAAGGCGCGTCGCGTCTGCCAGATGATGGGTTTCAGTACCTGAGAATCATCAATCAGGAACCACGGCTCTCCCTGGTCTGATGCCGGGGTGCCGACAACATTGCTGCAGGTGCCGTCGCCCAGCGGGTGGTCTTCATCAAAGAAGTTCTGACCGTCAAAACACAGGGTGTTAAACCCGGCACACAGCAGGGGGTAACACAGCTTGTCCGGGAACTCCGATGTCTGGCGGCCATAGCGTTCAGCGATAATGCTGTACTGACCAATCTGATCGTCTTCAATGTGTTCGCGTTTAACGCGGATCGAACTTTCCCAGGTTTTGTTCGCCAGGGTGTAACCATAACCGTCCAGCGTTGCCATCTGACGGGCGCTGACCCATTCCTTAATCTCCGGTAAATCTTTCATCCAGCCGTAGGTATTGGAGGCGGACGAACTCGGGATTTCAGAGGCGATGCGCTGCCACTGTGGGGTGACACCACTCAGACCACGGGTATAAGCGGCGCTCAGGCAGGTGGTCAGCGCGTGAAGGACTTCGGAAGTGACTGCTCCCATCAGTTATTCTCCTGTTTCGGTTTAGCGGCGAGGAACTCTTCCCCGGTAATACCCATGCTGCGACACATCGCCAGTTCGGCGTCGGTCAGTGTCTGCGCGGGTTTATCCTTGCCCTGGCTGGGCTTGTCGTTGTTCACCAGCGGCTGTGCACCTTTGGTGTATTCCGCAAACTGTTTGCGGCCTTCTTCCGTGCGGCAGGTGGCAAGGAACATGTCACGGTTTGCCGGGGCCACTTTTCCGGCTTCGATGGCCGCATCCACAAGCGCTTCTGCTTCCTTCTCTTCCAGTTGCTGAAGGCGTTGTTCTGCGGTTTCGGCACGGTTCAGTGCCAGATTGTGGGTTTCCACCGGTACAAACTTCGTCAGGTCAGGTGTCTGTGCGCGGTTCAGCGCCACCTGTTCGTTCTCCTGAAGTTGTTTAATGGCGGCCACGGTATCGTCCACCGTGGCAGATTCAGCCAGCCCAAGCAGGCCGGTGATTTGCACAGGTACTGTCATCGGGTTTTTCTCCGTATTCAGTGCAGGAAAATCCAGGTTAGGTTTGTTGGTCAGCCCGACGCTGGACAGGCGCGTCACCACACCGTCTGCGTCAAAGAAAAACGCCGGGCTGTAATAGCGGTAACGGCGTTCGCTCAGCATCCACCGGGCGTACTCGCTCCAGACAACACGGCCTTCAATGGTGCCGCTGTCCGTCACGCGCAGTTCTTCCACCCAGCCATACGCCGGAGCTTCATCACCGCGTTGCCCTTTAATTTCGGTGGCGTGTTCAATGTCCACCGGAATTTTGATGTCGGACGAACGGGTGACCACCTCATGCGGATTGCGGTTAATCCACGTCCGGCCATCGCGCCCGGTGAACTCACCCGCAGGAACGAGTTCAAGCCATTCAGGCAGTTGAGCGGGTGTCAGCTCAGGGATGGGTTCTGGCAGGGAAAAACACAGCGCCAGCAGTTCCGGTTGCATGTCAGTCTCCGTCGTTTGGGGTTACCGACGGTCAGTATGCGGAAGGCAGAAAAAAAGCCGGATTTACCGGCTTCACTGAAAACGGGGAAATACCCCCTTCAAAACCCCTTCAAAAACGCCACAGCATCTTCAAAAACGTCAGAATGCACATTCACGCCATCAGAATAAAAAACGCGTTTCTGATGCGTTTCAGGGGGATTTACGGCGGGAGGGTTACTCACTGTCAAAACGGGCCTGTTTTGTCGCCAGCTGGCGCGCCAGCTCCTGCTCACGGTTTATGCCGGGATTGTAGTTCCAGCCCGGATCAATCCCTTCCGGCACATCTTCCTCTTCGCCCGTGCGTTTGTTCACCCAGCGGACAGTTCTGATTTCCGGCGCTTCGGTGTGAATGGTGCCCTGTGCCGCCAGTTGCGCATATTCACCACGGCTGACCTGACGGATGGTGCATTTGCAGCCCCAGCCGTTAGGGGCGAAATGCGTCTGCCAGAACGGGTGGTCTACAGGCAGACACAGACGCGCCCATTTCACATGCTCCGCCCGGTGGTCGCGGGATGGCCCCAGCTCGTAAATCAGATACGGCATGGCCCGCTTTGTCCGTTGAATGCGTTCCCACTGGCCCGCCGCGCGGGCGGTGCGCATGTTGGTATCAAAAATCGTGCGGAGGCGGCGGTCGCTGCCCAGCTGTACGGTTCGGGTTTCGCCCGTCAGCGGATCATCCATCTCCTGTACGCCCCACCATCCGCGTTTTATCAGCAGCGGTTGCAGCGCCTCCCGGAACTCGCTGAACGTCTGCCCGCTTTGCAGGGCGTCTTCCACAAGGGCTTTCACATCCGACAACAAATCCAGTTGCAGCATTTTTGCCACGGTGAAGCTGTTCCGGTGTTCTTCCCGCCATACATCCCGGTAATCAAAACCGGGGCGCAGCTTCTTCGCCTTCAGCCACGCCAGCGCCTCTTTCGGGATGAGAGTTTCACGCATGACCGGTGTCCCCCAGCGCACGCGCCTTAAAGCACACCTCCGCCAGTTGCAGGGCAAAGTCGTCCGCGTTCAGCGTTTCCTGAAGCTCAGGCAGGCGTTTCAGAAAGTCATCAAAACTGTCGCATTCCTGCGCCAGTGTCAGCACCGGGTTCGTGAACGCCTCGCCGGTTTTCTGCCAGTCACGCAGGGCATCATCCACCATCTGTGCCAGTTCATCGGGGTGTTCCCGGTTCAGGGCGACGCGCTCGCGGTTCATCGCCACATCACCTGACATTCCGGCAGACACCGGATGCAGAACATCAGCCCCGTCGTCCGGTTCAGCCAGGCCGAACCGGTCCCGCAGCTCCGATTCCTGAACCCGCATCCCCCGGTCAATCAGCGGCACCAGAGCATCTGTCAGCGCCTTCAGATCTTCCGCTTCACTGATACGCAGAACAACACGGGGGTAGTGTTCCTGTGGCCCGTAGTTGGCCTCGATGTAGGGCCGCACCAGATATTCATTCAGCGTGTTAGCCAGCTGCCGCGCGTCCCAGCGCACAATGTCCATGCGCACCTGATTGTGCACGTCCGCCTGTGAACGCGAACTGCCGTTATCCGTGGTCATGGTCTGCCCCAGCACAGCCTTACTGATTTGCGCATCACACCATTCCGCCATTTCACGGAACAGTGCGCCGCCGTTATTCCGGCTGGCGGTTTCCTTCATTTCCAGTTGCATGGACTGCGGAATGGCACACCCGGCATCCGAGGCAATGGAAGCAATCGCATCAATCAGCACGCGGATTTGCTCCTCCGTGGCGTTGGGGCCGTATTTCCCCACCGTGACCGGAATGCCGAATTTTTCCGCAAATGCCCACCAGTCGCGCACGGTAAAGGATTTCAGCATGTACATCACCGCCACCAGACGGGCCAGACCGTTACGCAGCGGCAAACCGGATTTCAGGCGCGGCTGGTGAACAATGAATTTTCCAGGTGTCAGCGGTACACCATCCACCGGTTCATCGTCTGTCAGCAGGCGGAACTGGCGCAGCGTGGGCTTTTCGGCTTTCAGAAAACGGGGATCAACCCACTCATAATCACGGGGCACCCAGTGGTTGTTGCGGGTGTTCCACAAAATTTCACAGACCGCCACGCCTTTTCCCAGCCCGTCGAGCAGATCAAACATCAGCTCAGGGATTTGCGGTGCCTCCATCAGTGCACGGATGGCGTCCGCCAGTTGCACGTCAGCATCGTCATCACTGGCGGCCACCACCACCGGTTCGATACCCGCCACCGTCAGCTTGCGGGTGCGCAGTACCGAGGCGTAATGCAAATCGCGTTCTTCCATCTCTTCAGCAAGGATAAAAAAATCACGCGTGATGCCGTCAGTAGCATTGCGCAGAATGCCTGCCAGCCTGCCGGGGTTCAGCCCGGAGGCGACGCTGATACCCGGCGAGGCCGAACGCACACCGGCATGACGCGGACGGGCCTGTGCTTCGTTGAGCGCCTCTTTTTTCAGCGTGTCTTCCTCACCGGTTGCCGGGTTCAGCAGACGGCGAACGGCCCCGGCCAGTTGTTTCAGGTTCACAGTAAACCTCCCTCATTTTTCAGGCCGCGTGTCAGCTTCATCTGGCGGCGCGCGTTGCGTTCTTCCGGTTTCGCCGGGCGGTTCAGGCGGTGCAGCTCATAACGGTGGCAGTCATCCTTGCTGGCAAGGAAGCCCAGGAAAATGGCCACCGCGGCGTCGCCGTGACGCTTGCGGCCATCGCTGCCTTTAGTACGGGCATCATCAATGCCGGGAATGCCACGCAGTAACTGAATGGCCCCGAGGTCATTGATCACGTCTTCATGCTTCGGAAGGATCAGCTCATCATCTTCAAACGCCGCACGGAAACGGGGCATGTTTTCGCGGTAGAACGCCACGGACAGCATCACCTGTTCCACTTCATCGCCGTACCGCTCCGCCGCCTGTTCTGCCAGATACTGACCATTCCCCCGCGCATCCATTTTGATGCCGTCACGACGGGGCAGACGATCGCAAAGCCAGAACAGCACCTGCTCCTGCTGTTTAAACGGCACATTGCCAAGCTCAACCAGGAACGGCACCTCGCGGGTGGTGTCATCGTTCACCGTCACAGGGGCCAGTACGGTCAGGTCACCCGAACGCGCAAAGTCTTCCCCCAGACAGTGGCGCAGGTTCTTCGGGAGTTTTTCCAGCTCGGGGCGCACCACTGTTTCCAGCCATTCCCGGATATCTGCCCGGCGCTGACTTTCCGTCAGTGCGTTAAATTCCGGTGTGCCGGTAAAGCGCAACACTTTTCCGGTGCCACGGGCCGCACGTTCACGCAGTGAGCGGGGGATATACGTGCCGCCGCCGTTTTTCGGGACGCAGTAATATTCCTCCAGTGCGTCTTCGCGGGTGGCGGTATTTCGTAGCAGGCCTTCTTTCCATTCCGCCTCGGCTTCCGGTGACCACACCATGCCGCGCACCTGACAGATACGCCGGTACAGCCCGTCATTGCAGGCGTCGTCCAGCGTGATGGTGTGAATGCTGTAATCTTTTTTGCCCGCGCGGCTTTCCTGAATAAGCTGATTAAACAGGTTGTCCACGCCGTCATGGGTGGAAATAAGGCGAATTTTGCCGCCCCATGTTTTCAGCGGCAGCACCGCCTTCAGCAGCTCGTCCAGTTTTTCATGGAACGCGGCCTCGTCGATGGTGACATTCCCCTGCATCCCGCGAATGTTGCTCGGGTTGCTGGACAGTGCCTTGACCTTAAAACCGCTGGCGAAGTACACGACGAACGTCAGAATGTCCTTGTCTTCGTCGGTGATCACTTCCTCGCAGATTTCTTCCGCTGCCGCATTAAACGCTTTCGCCCACATCGCCACGGCGTCGATAAATTCGCGGGCCATCTCCTTATTCGAACCGATATAAAAGTGATCGCGCCCGCCGTCTTCCTTCTTCAGTGATGCCGTCAGTGCCGCATCCGCAGCTTCCGCCCAGGTTAAACCGGTACGGCGGGATTTCTCGGCGATTTTCAGGTCGGCATCATCCGCCACCCAGCGTTTCTGATACGGCAGCAGAACATCATATTCACTGAACGTGTCCATTTGTGTCATGCGCTAATCCCCAGAATTTCACGTTTGATGGTGTCAGCCGCACCACCTGACAGACCGCCCGTTCTGACCAGTTCTTCGGTTTTCTCTGCCATCTCCTGCGCAAACGCATCGCGGATCGCTTTCTCGCGTTTATGGCTGGTCATGGCTGCCGCTTCCAGACGCTGGGCGACCAGCGCCAGTTGCCCCAGCGCCTTCGGTGCAACGGGCTTGTCGTCTTCTGCCATCGACATGGACGTTTCAAAGGCCAGCGTTTTTACAAACTCCATCAGCAGCTTGCCGACGTCTGACGTCGGCGCGGAACCCAGCTTTGCCGCCCAGACTTCGGCCATTTCGCGGGAGGCGCGGATTTTTGCCCCGACTTTTTCCATGCGGATGGCGTAGCGGTTTAAGCCCGTCCGGCTTAACTGCATCTCTTCCGGCAGGTTGTGTTCGTCAATCAGGGCGTTGATGGCTTCGCGGATTTCTTCCTGCGTGTGCCGCTTTTCCCGCAGCATCTGATGCAACTGCTCCCGGATGCTGTCCGGGAGTAAATCCACTTTGGAAAGACGACCACGGGTGGGACGTTGTTCATTTTCCATGTGTGCGCTCCTGTTGCTCACTACGCTGTAAACTTTCGTATGCAGATTTCAGTGCGCCGTTCTGGATTTCCCGCCATGTCAGGTTGTGCGCCAGACGGCGGAGTTCATCA